ATGAATCGAGCGTTAGCTTTACGCATGTCAAACTTGTCGCCGTTGTGAGCGATCACAATGTCGGCTTCGTCAAACAACTCCCACAACGCTTTAGCTACCTCACGGTCGTTCTCTGGCTCAGTGGCGTACAGCTCAAAATCTGGGAGTGCGACTACTTTCGTAGTTTTCTGCCCTTCCCACTTGTAAGAGAAGCACATCATGTACCACTCTCGATGCTGTTCGATTACGTTCTGGTCGTATTGACCCCACACATAAGCAAGGTTTGGCGCGGTTTCAATATCGTAGAACAGTACTTTTACCATGAGGCCCCCTGTCAGGAAGGAACAGTTAACAACCTCACTACCAGAGTACCTTCCCACCAGCTACCGTCGTCGGATAGTCTCTCCGGCTGCATTGAAAGTCGCTCTATCGTGACGTTCTCTGTACGATTTCCTTCTTTGTAGGTGACAGTAACCCCGGCTTCCATGCGTTGCCGTAATGTCGTAAACACTTCGTTTGAGTCGTAGGTTGCTGGCGCTCCGCTGTTACGTGAGGTCAACACCTGACGACGTAACACAATGGGGGCAATGATTTCGTCCACACGGGATGGTGTGGCGATGCAAGTTGTCAACCAGTCCTCAACAATAGGAGCTTTCGTGTCGTCTGACGAGTCACGACCTATGGTAAGAACAAACTTGTATGACACTGATGATTCGCTAACGAACGTAAAGTTCTTTGCCACGTTAGGAGTTAGGGACAGCGACGACGAAGCGTTGTTGTCGTTTGTTGCAGCGAACGTGATGCTGCCCAGGAGAGTGGATGTCGGGTTGCCTCGATACTCCAGTGTCTCTGCCGGATACACCGTTCCAGCGGCGTTGTAGTCGGTGTCACCGAATGTGTATTGGTCACGATCCTGGCGGACAGTGACGGAACGCAGAAGCTTAGGGGCAACAGTTGACCATGAGACTTCACCAATGGTGAGTGTCCCACTAGCAACTTTGGTGCCACCACCAGACTCACCCCATATGCCACTTGCCGAATGGCCGTAATACGTTTTGCCTGCGATGCGGGCAATCGAAGTGACATTCCCCGCTGCTCCTGAAGTAGACACCAGATCAGGAGCCCACGCCGGGACCAGAGTCGCTGTGAACCGGGTTAGATCTGCACGATACACCTGGCCTGTAGCGCCACCCCACCACACGAAACGGTTATCCACTTCGAGAGAGTGAGCTGCGCCGCCGTCGTCAATGACAGGGCCAACGGTGACGGCGTTAGAAGAAGTATCCACCAAACAGGTCCGCAAACCTTCGCTGGTAGCAGCGAGGAGCACCCCGTTGTAGATGAGAATAGAGTTAATGGTTTCCCCACGAGGCATTTCGCCTGCGACTGTGGGAGTGGACAAAGTACCGTCAGAAGAATTAACCCCTATGTGGTACAGGGAGCCGGTGCCGTTAGCGTTCGCCGCAGCGTAAATACCGGCAGGACCACCAGCAATATCCACCCATTCAGTGCCACCTAAGGTAGCTGTGTAATCCAATGAGGATGCAGCAGCGGCTCCAGTTGCCGCCATCTCAAAGATCCTGCCGCCTAGCGCCCCAATGAAACGACCCGACACGATAGCCACAATGTCTGCGTTCTCGGCGCTGCCACCCCAACCAGTGTCGTAACTGGTGGAGTTGACTTGCACTCGACGCAAAGCGTTCGTTGATCCAAACGCCGCATAAACGTATTGGCCGTCGGAAGCAAAGTCTTTAATGTCGTACCCCATGTCCGCTGTCGAAGCAGACCAGGTGGAACCCGTGACACTTGTAGTGTATTTCAGGTTTTGTCCATCAGAATAGTAAGCGAATGTGTTGCCCGAAACGATGTCAACTATGGACTCCAGTTTCAGGTCAGTGTCAGTGACTGTTACTTTCTGTTCAGTGATGGGGAGAAGTGTGATCTGCCCTTTCGTCCACGGGTCAATACCCGAAGAAGTTGAAAAGCGACGACGATCACTGTCGTCCAAATCAAAATGCGTTTGACCCGCACCGTAACTCCAGTCTGTTTGAGAGCGTGTCCAAGCACCGCTCGTATCTAAAGCGTTTTCGCCGGGTTCTTTGCTAGTGTCACGCTGTTCACGTAACGCCGGGACCGTTGTTCGGGCGTACTGGCGAGTGTCCACGAGAAAGGACACACCATCCAGTTCAACTGGCAACGATTCCGCATTAAAACTCACGACGAGTATCCGCTCCATTGAGCGGTTGGGCGCACCGCAGAGTTACGAGTCCACATTTGGGGGTACTGCGATGCAAGTCGAGAAGCTTCCGCCTCAACACGCGCACGCCTTCTCCCCATTAAATCTCTAAACGAAGCAGAGATCGCTCCAGGCGGCACCTCGTCCGCCATGCGCGACGTTCCTTCAGCGTCAAGGAACTCCCTGCGGATCGGTGTTGTGGTCATCAGAGCCATTGCTGCGCCGAGTGGAGGCAAATCGTAGGCTGTGGTAGCCAGCCCCACCGACGACCGGGCAGTAGACGCATCAGTGATAGAAGTAAACGGAGCTTTATAGGACACCGTTATCTTCTGCCCAGGCCACGCACCCGTGTAAAGAATCAACGCCAAGCCGCTAGCAAACGCACTCGTGTCACGATTCCTTTTCAGTTTCCACGACGACACATCTGGCTCACTAGCTTCGCTACCAGCGTCGGCATACGTCACCGAATAGATCGAGTCAATCTCAGCGGAAGTCAACCCAGTCAAGTTGTACCCGTCAACACCAGCGTTGTACGTGAAACTCGTGGTTTTCATTTGGAACAACCCCTGACCTGGGGCTGACAAATCAGCCAAGTCATCGTTAAGGGACTGAATGATCCGATAAGTAGGAAACTTCGGAGAGACACGCACAACAGAATCCACAGCGTGACCCGTAGAAGAAGCAGTTGATCCTGCATAGCCACGGATAACGCTGACACTACCGCCAGAAACAGCAGTCACATACATGAGCTCGGAGCCAACCTCAATGACTACCCCCTTCGCTATACCGTTCGCTAACCCCTGCACGGACAGCGTTGTGCTTGTCCCATCAGTGATAGCTGGCGCTATAACAAGGTCGAGTTCCTCAACATAGCCCGATAAGAGCATGTCTCTGGTCTGGTCAATCCATACTTGTGCGGTCATCAGGTACTCCCAAGAACATCGTTAAGTGCCGCCTCTTTACGTTTCCGACCTTTCTTTGTGAGGACTTGACCGGCTTGAACTTCGTGGGACGCTCCCGCATGTTTCTCAAGCTGTGAAGACCCGTTAATAGAAGGGGGTTGTAGCCCCTCAGCACGTAAGCGTTTGTACGCTGCCATGTCTGCTTCTTTGTTTTTCTCATTGCGTTTCGTAACTCCCCAGTCAATGTTGCCTCTCGACGGGGTAGCCGAAGGAGCGAACTGCACATGCCCGAAATACTTGCGGACCACGCCGCCGCATCCCTGACAATCACCGCCATACGTTTCGTCAAACCCGTGGCGCACATCAACACTTAGGCCACAATCCAAACAACGATAAACATAGACAGGCATTACGCTCCAGCTCCAACTTCCATCGAATAACCGGCATCCACCAACACTGTGGCTTCAGCAGCAGTCAAATCTTTAGGGGACTCATGTCCACCATATATCCATCTTGTCACAGTGGACTGGTCCGCCGGGAGGAACGTCTGAACACTCGACCCATTAACAATAAACACATTGGTCCCTTTCTTTTGTTGTACGAAATGCCGCCGCAAAGCGTATGCCGCTGGCGTAGCGTCCTCCGGGTTTCCCACTGGGGGTAACGTCATCGTGGATGGCATAACAAGCAGCCTGTAAATCGGCAACTCTGGGACAGCAGTCACAGCCTGGATAGGTTGCAACAGCTCTATTGTCACGTTGCCGTCTACATCCACCGCAGGGAACGTCGCCGCAGCAGCGATCACCGCTGGGGTAGCGTCCACAGTTATATACATGGTGTGGCCTGGGAACGTCCCAGTAGCCGCTATCGCAGACGGTTGCGCCGTGTAATCCATGTCCATGTCTGGAGCAGGGAACGTCGCTGTTACTTCCAGATATGGTTGGACAACTACATAGTTGCCGTCCACATCGAGAGCCGGGAATGTTGTCGTAGCCGCAACCGTTGAAGCTTCCACGGTAGCTGGAACCGATGGTCCCGCAGAGAACGCCGTAGTGACAGCGATGGCAGCAGGAGTAGCGGTGACAACAACAGTGAACCCGTTATCGGTTGGCTGCGAATAGGTGACACCGGATTGGCTGTAGTCAACCAGTACCCGGTTGTCAGGAATCGAGTTGTCCCGTTCGTTGTAATTAAACCCGGATTCGTTGTAGTCGTAACCGGTGCTGTAGTCGATACCGCCGGGACGTTGCGGAGTGTAAACGTACGCAAAGGTGAGCGACAGATCCGCCGAACACGCAACCGTGCTAGCAGATACAGTCGCATCACGCTTTACATAAGGAAAACCGGCTTCCCGATATTGGATGCCGCTTTCGTTGTAATCGTAGCTACCCGGATATTTTGGGGCGTAGTCGAACCCCGGCTCTTGATATTCAATCTCGTCTTTGTTGTAAGGATTGACAGCAGGGAGCGGCACCGGGCAGCCTCATTTCAGTTAGCCAGTGAAGCCGATTCTGAGTCCCCCACTCGTGTCGCAGCGACAGCTTTAGCAACAGCGATAAGCGCCGCAACACCGGCGATCTTTAGGGCATCAGCCCAGTCAGGGCCAGGAACAGCCATAGCTGCGGCCCAAGCTTGTGCGAACGTGGCTACTCCACGCTCGAGTGAATCTTTAATAAAACGCGGGTTGAACAATGTCATTCCTTTGTATCTGCATAGCGGCCCACGTTTGAGGACCGCATATTCCGTCGGCAACCAGCCCTTTAGCTCGCTGCCATCTCATAAGTTTTGCTTTTGTGTTCCTCCCAAAAATACCATCTGGTGTCGCACCGATGCGTTCCTGCATAAACTTTACAGCAGCCGAACGTGAGCCCTTCCTGAGAGTCCCAGGGAACGGCACAGCGCCATCGTCAGGTTCTTTCGGTAAATTGATCTCCGGTTTCGCTATGTTCGCTTCATGGGCGACCATTGCACGAAACTCGGTCATATCAAACGACGGGTCTACTTTACGTGAAGTCCACTCCTTATGCCCGATTACGCGGGTAAAGGGACTGAACTTGTGTTTAACACACAGATAAGCGCACAGTGTCACCGCCGCTTCCATTTGCTCCTGGGGGATGTCCTCCCCTAAACCGTCGTTGATAAACGACACACCGATAAGTGAACCGTTCGCGCTGATCTTCCCTGGAGCTGGGGCGTTGCCTTGAACGGGACGGTCTGATTTCATGCGTGACAGTACGTCTGCCATGCCTCGACCTGCGTGGTTGGCTTTCACGTTTCCTGCGGTGAGCTGGACTATGGTGCCATCACGTTTTATGAGGTAGTTGTATAGAGGTCCGGGTACCTTGTTCACTCCTCGAACACACATTGCGACCACGTTGTCGGGGTCTGC